CTTTATGAATTCTCTTATATTGGTAATCACCTGATACACAGCCATTTGTACACACCCAAACGATTGTGCCTGCCACAAAAGCAAAACTCATTGACTTGTCATAGGAGTTTCTGAACATCACTTTCTGCCCAAACTCACCATCATCTGCTATAATGTTATACTCTCCAATAACACCTTTGATAAGCCCGTCTTGAGTAGTAGTAACCTTATAATTTTCATTCTTGACAGTCAGCCCTAAATCATGGACTTTAGTATCTATCAAGTCCATTATATAACTATTCGCAAGTGGTGTATATGTGCCATTATTCCAAGGGATTATTGGGGCATTGTACACATCTTCTCTTTTTGCTTTTATTAGTGCTTTCATTTTTCTTCTTACGTTTGTTGCTGGTTTTTAAATCTTTACAATGAGGTTTTGCAGAATATGCATCCCTCACCTTTTGATAGGCTTCATTGGCCATCTTGTCACACTCTTCATTATACTTGACACCACTGTGTCCCTTTACCCACACAAGATTAACACAGATACTCTTATCACTGCGTATCTTATGATACATCTCTATCAAGTCTAGATTTGCCTTGGGATTCTTTGATCGAAGAGCTTTTATGCAATACTCTGAATCAGTATTGATTGTCACATAGGAATGTGCTGGAAGGGCATTGACGATGCTTACTATGGCAAGCAATTCCATTCTATTGTTAGTAGTGCTTATGCATCCTTTAGCTCTTTTTCTCAACACCTTGCCTGTCTCATCAAGGATGATGTAGGCAGCACCTCCAGGTCTGTTGGGATGCATGTTATCCCCAGACCCATCACTATAGGCTATATAATTATTTCCCACATTATAGTTCCTCCATTCTTGGTTCTGGATATATCTCTTGAACCCAACTATAAAACTTTTCTGCCATATCTTCTATATCCTCAATCTTAGTATCATCTTCCCATGAAGTGACTAATTCCATCCTTTCATCTATAGTTCTTGATACATCAATGGTTATTTCAATACCAACTTTGTTCCTCTCTTCTGAAGGTACATTAAATTCTGAAGGCCAATTTCTATGGTCATAGATATGCAGTAGTATCTGATATGCATATCTGTCCTCTTCCCATTTATTGTCATCTTTATGAAGAGGCAATCCTATAACATAATCTTCATGTTTCCAATGTTGAATATACTTACGATAACCCCTATCATAAAGACTCTTTTCCAGTTCTTCAAATTGTTCTACATTCATAGTCAAACAGTCTTAATTTCCCCACAATGAGGGCACTTGTACATGTGTTTTACTACCCTCTTGCCATTAGAAAGCTTAACTACATCTCCTTTATATTCCATATCACTCTTACATCTTGGGCATGAAATATCCACAGAAGAATAATGTATAAGCATTATTCCTGCAATACCTAGTAACAGAAGCATGAATGCAATCCCCATGTTAATCCTCCTTTACTCCATAGATTATCTTCTTAAGTGTATTCTTCAGACTTTCAAGATTAGAATATCCTGATGCATCAAAAGTCACTGTATTCTCTGAAGGATACTTGTTGTAGTAGTCCCTAAGAGTATTATAGAGGTTAATGCTGTCTGTAATATAGTTGTTAGGCAGCGAAAAGTCCTTAATAATTCCAGTCTTCATATCAGTCAATGTTAATCAATACCTTTTCAAAACCAGAGAATTCCAAATCTTTAACCAAACCAGCAATAAACTCAAGCTCTCTAATGCCATCCTTAAGCTCATCAATATATTGCTTTCTTGAAGTATAGTCTAATATATAGTCTTCAAGAGTGTCCTTCGGAAGATTGTCTAGGCTCTTATAGGCAGTAACCATATCATCAAAGCTTTTCTCTGACTTCAAGAGGTCTTCCCTAGCCTTATCAACCACATACTGGGCATCATGAGGAGTAAGCTCTGTGTAGTTTACTTTGTCATCTGCACCTGAATAATAGGCAGGATTTAGATAATCATAGTAATTTTGGTACACATCAGAATTTCTGCTGTAGCTCATCAAATGTATAGGTTCTGACTCTTCAGATTGACCTTCTTTCTTCTTAGGGACTAAATAGAAATTTAAGTAACTGCTCATAGTATTAAATATTAAATTGTTTAAAGTTTAATTGTTAAATGAACATAGTTTTTCCCTGCCCAGCAGAACTGAGCAAAAACATCTGACTCTTCATTCCTCCTTAGGACTTAAACTGCAGGCGGTCAATTTCCTCTATTCATAGAAGACATTTTTTGTTGGGACTCTCACCCTGTAAACCTCACTGGCCAGCTTTACCCCTCAAACCACAGAAAGCTGACACTACAGTCATATATCCTGGAACATTTTCAGGCCTGTAGGAGCATGAGCTTTTAACCTCAGTACTATGTTGGTATCACTACCTGTACTTACTAACCCTACGTCTAACCTTCTATATGCTATGTTTCAAGCCTAGTTAAGGTGATCAGTGCTGTGGCACTGGGCCCATTGTTCTCGGTGAAAAAAGGCCAACCCTATAAAAGAGTTTTCCCTATCAAGTAGTCGCAGGTACTTAACAGGGAATCTCTCGTGAGTTCCCTTAAGTAGATGCAGTACTTAATGTGGAACTCAAATATAGGGTTGGCTTATGCCAGTCTATTTCACTATGTCCTCTGAATCAAGCCTGCGACTACTTGTTTCACACTACAAAGATACTTCAGAGATAATACCTATAAAACACTACTAAAAAACACTTTAAATAAAATAAATGATTTACTTAGATTTCAAGAGGCTATGTTCTCAAAAAGTCTTGAAAACATTGAGTTTTCCATATAGCACATGGAAGATTTTAAGTCTTTGAAAAGTCTTTCTTTGGCTTCCTTCTTAATACCTACTATCCTACCAGTCCTATATGGATTAGTACCACTCTCACCATCCCTCACCTCTATAATCAGTAATCCTCCAGAATCGACTACCTTCTGGCAGTCATCGCAAAGCCCCATATACACATCTCTTGGAGCTTCCTTATCATCCTTTAGCTTACCAAACATAGCAATGCCTATTTCCTTACCACAGCATTCACAGTGGGTAACACTTGGATTTACCCCATGCTTTGGACTTAATTCAATACTCTTACTCATATTTACCCTCCACAGATTTCACATTCATCTTCTGTCCAATTACTGCATTCCTCAATCATAAATTTACACCACTTCTGCTCCTTTGGATTATCAGCAAGTTCAAGTTTACTCTCAAGTTCCTTCTTGAAGAGTTCAATAAGTTGGAGGGGAGTATAGTGGTCATTAGCATGGTACTCATTAGGCCAATCTACTTCAGAAAGGTCATAGTCCACACCTTGCTCCCCATCCCATTCTGCAATATACTGGTCTGTAAATATACCTGTTGTCTTGCTTAATGTTTGGGATACAAAACAGTCAAATTCTTCTGGATCATTCTCTGGCCAATTATACGGTGCATAAGGATCATTATAGGCTCCTGCGGGATAGTAATCTCTGTCTTTCATACTTCTTTCTCCAATCTTTCAATTTCATCGTTAATATAGAATCTTGCTTTCTTGAGGTCTTCAATCTGCTTTTCCCTTGCAGTCATTCCAGACTCAGTTTTATGCCCACTTCTGAGGATATACTTAATACAGTTCCCAAGATCAAAGTTCATGTGTCTGGCAATATCAATGACCTCAATGCCACATTTTTCCTTCAACCAGAGATAATGAGATGGATGTTCAACCCTATTATCTTCAAAGTTGCAGTTCTCAAGTTCACCCATTGTCTGTTCCTCCTTCTTCCAAATACTCATAGTCTACTTCCTTTAATCCTTCTACAGTCATATCATATCCCTGCTTTGCAAGCTCATTTGTCCTATCTAGAGCCTCTGTAAGACTATTAGCCCAGAGAAGTACCTTATACTTAATAGGTTTCTCTGTACCATCATCACCTACAAAGGTATCCTTGAAAGATGCTATGTAAGAGAACTCCCCTGCATATTGTGAAGCAATCTCCTTGATTGGAGACTGCCTGAGGGAAGTGATTTCAAAACTCTCTACAAGCTTGCTGTCCTGCTCTTCAGTAAGAGTTTCAGTAACTTTGAATTCTGCTTCTGAAAAGAACTCCTTATCCGTAAGGAATGTTTCTTGTCTTTTCTTGGTCTTGCCATCAATATTACGGCTTACCTTTGCTTTTACCTCTATTAACATAGTCTTAATTGTTTTAAAGCAAGGCTGCAACCATCTGAGGCATCTTATGCTCAGTGGTCATAGCCTTTACATAGTTAGTACGAAGCTCAGAGAGCTTGTTTATTATCTTTTCTGGAGTCCAGTCATTCTCAATGGGAACAAGAGGTACTCCATTATAGGCAATGTATAAGCTGTTATCAAAGTCATCTAGTGTAATAGTGCTTTCAGCCCTTTGCCAAATATCATTTCTCTGAGAAGCCTTGTGCCTCTCCTTTAGTGATCTAATCAATTCCATAAATAGCGGTTTAATGTACCCAAAACTTCTCAACAGAAGCTTCTGCTGGTATAGGGAGGCTTTTACAGTACTTACCTGCTGCATTTTCCATAATAGTCTCAAGAGTATCAGGAAAATCTTTTACATACTCTGGATAATCACAGTTTATCTCATCATGGACAGCCACACAGATATGGATAATATTAAAATAAGCATTATCCACAATCCAATTAAACAAGGTAGTCATAGCAGATTTGAGTATTATTGCCCCAGTACCTTGAGTTACTACATTCCTTGCAAGCCTATCATATTTGCTAGCCGCTTGGAAATGATGTCTTACCTCAAGAGCCACAGCATCACCTGTTCCTTTATGATTTACCTTAAAATCTTCCCAGAAACCAGGTTCATTATATCTCTTCTGTCTTTCCTTCCACTCATTCCAATCCCACCAGTTAAGCCTATGTCCAGTAGTAGGGTTGATGATAATATAACCATGACTTCTTACAAACTCAGCACCTTTCTTAGCAAATGCAGTCATTCCTTCAAAAGCCTTATCAAGTTTATCTACAACGGCTTGTGCTTCTTCAACAGAGCACCCTGCTGTAGCTGCCAATGTAGGTGCCGCAGCTCCAAACATATATCCAAACTCAAAGCCTTTTACTTTCTTTCTCCATTGAGGAGCTTTCTTCTTAACTTCTGTAGCATCCTTGCAGCCTAATTCTCTGCATTCTTTATTATATACAATCCATGCAAACATATTATGGGTATCTCCAGAACCTTCCTTGAACTCTTTCAAGAATTCCTTATCTTGATATATATCAGCTCCTAGTCTGCTTTCTTCTGCAGAGAAGTCTGCAGACACAAACATATATCCTTCTGGGGCTACAAAAGAGCTTCTGGTAGGCTCATCTGCTGGAAGCTGTTGGAGATTACAATATGTGCAGTCTTTTGGAAGTACCTTATTTGCCTTGGCTAAATCTTCATTAGGCTGCTTTGAGCCACATGAAAGTCTTCCAGATGCTGCACCAAGCTGTTTAAATACAGTATGTATTCTTCCAGTCTTTGGATTAATCATATTAAGATGGCCCTGCCCATAAGTACTGCATACCTTAGAATGTTCCTTATAGTCAAAATATATATTGAGGAACTCATCATTAATTCCCTTTTGACCCTTAAGAACCTTCTCAAGTACACTATCCTTATCTTCACCTGTCTTCTTATCTTGCACAGCTGTATTAAATCCTAAAAGTTTAAAGAATGCTGTTACCTGCGAAGGACTATCCCAATTAATGGTACACTTTGGAGTACTATCAAAGCCTGAGAACAAATCTCCCTGAAGATTTACATAAGTATATTTCTTGTAGATTGGATTAGATGTTACAAATAAATCAAGTTTTTCCTTTGCTACTTTTAAGGCTTTCTGATCATTTTTCATCTTAAGCATCCATTTTTCCCTGTCAAGAAGAATGCCACACCATTCCATATAAGCAAGAGAAGGAATAAAATCACACTCTAACTTTGCAGCATTCAACATATTCAGCTTCTTAAGATCTTCTACCTGTGACCACATTATCTTCTCAAGGTATGTAACATCTCCAGCAGCATAGTTGATTACAGAAGAATCCAAGCCTCTCCAAACAATTTCTCCTCTGACTGTCTTATCAATATTGATATTCAGCCTTCTGTCTGCAATGGCATTAAGTGCATAGGAGATCTGTCCTGCTGGCCATCCAAGATAGATTAACTGCTCTACAATCATGGTATCATATATCTTTCTAAGGATAATACCATAATTGAAAAAGAACTGCAAATCAAATTTTGCATTCTGAAGTATACACAGGGTACTTTCGAGTTTATTTTTATAGAGTTTGATGTTTATTGTAGAGCAATCAACTACAATTCTTGCATCAGCAGCGTCATTGCCAAATTGAACACAGAGGAAGTCACACAAGTGGGCATCCCTTCCTGAGGTCTCTGAATCAAGTTGAATAACTTTCCAATCTTTCATTAGTTGCAAGGACTCCTCAACAGAGATGATGGTATAGTCTTCTCTGTCAAAGAGTTCCTGCTGTTTTGTCACCAAAAATATCATGCTTTGCTATATGCAATCAGCTCGTTGAAATCCAAAATATACTTAAATTGGTTGAAAAAGTTAGAACCAAGAATACCATGAAGTGTAACCCCACTAGCCTTCTTGATATGACCAAATACTTTCTTCATATCATTCTGAAGATAAGCAAACTCATAATCTTTGTTGTTATAGGTTAAGGTTATTAAGCACAAAGGGACAACCTTTTGCTCTCCCTCCATGCCCATAAGAGTATTATGATAGTCGCTCTTTGTATAGTCTATACTGTCTAAGATATTAGTATCAATGATACTGTCAGAAGAGCCTGTATCAAGAAGGAAGTTAAGCTTTTTCTCTCCTTGGTACAATGTTACTACTGGCAATCCAGTCAAATCCATACCACTTTTGAATGACACAGAATTATCTGGTTTCTTAAACAGCTTGTTAATCAGTTCTTTAATCATAATTTAGTTTTTAAAAATCAACATCGTTTTCTTCTGCAATGGCATTTAGATACTCTTCTAGCTGATTGAGGGGTATCTCATCAGCCAATTCTTCAAGAAGCACATCAATGCCAAGTGCATCTTTCAACATCTCAAATTTATTCCAAACTCTTTCTTTCATTTTACATCTGAAACACTTTTCCCAGTTGAACCAAAGCCTCCTCTTTCTAGATTGTTCAAGCTCAGTACTTTCACAAGTTTTACATGAGAACTGAACAGCCACTTGATTTTCTGCCACATAGTAGCTTTCTGAGAGAGTTGTATTCTGAATTGGCAGATTCTGGTACCTTTTGGAATTGTAATATTTCTAGTAGCTACTACAGGCATCTTCCATTCGTCCTTATCACTCTTATAGCTGTTGTCTATAATGCCAAAACCATTAGTTTCCAGTATTCCCCAGTGCTTAAATGTAGAACTTCTTGGTGCAATATGTGCTTCATAGCCTTTTGGTATCTCCATAGCCACTCCAAGAGGCAGCATGGCATAGTTGAAAGACACATCCCTGAATCTCTCAACATCATCCTTGTCTGTCTTTTTCTTATGAAGTGTCCTTGCATAGGGAGCCCTAAGTTTTACATCCTCTGCAAGAGTCAAGTCAAACCATTCACCATTTGCCAATTCCACTGGAAAACATCCAGCAGTTTTCTCCAAAACCTTTATTTCCATCTATTTTACTTACAAGTTAATTATCCAATCTAAAATCTTATATCCTCCTACCAGAGTACACAGTATCAGCCAGCCCATGATAACTACATACAGACATCCAAGACAGCCTGTGTTGTCTCTAAATTGTATATTACGCCTAGTCATACTATTACCTTATGTTTAGAAGCAAAGAATCCATACATCAGAGAATTCCTCTTGAGTACTGCCATTTTAGTGTCAGTAATAGCCCACTTGACAAGGTATGCAAGAGAATTCTCAATCTCTTTTGGGAATATCTGTGCATTAACAAACCTTATAGTGAATCTATATCTGTCCTTACCATAATTATCAGGTTCTATGAAGGCTGCAGTACCATTACCATAAGTCTTCTTTGCATACTGCTTATAGAGCTTTTCAAGTTCTCCAAATTCCTTCAGAAGCTCCTTAGATAGATTCTTTACTACAGAGTATTCTCTTCTGTCTTTACTATACATAGTCTTAAATATCTAATTCCCAGATTATCTTATCTAAAAACTCAGGTTGCCAAGGACCATCATCTCCGAGTATTCCTGTAAAGGTACAGTTGTTAAGCTCTACCATGAATTCCTTGATATTCTTAGGTCTCATCTGGAACACCATTCTTAAGGCTTCCTTCTTCTTGCCTGTCAGCCATACTTTACACAGCAATTCAAAGTAGTCCTTTACTTCATACTCTTCGCATAAGCTAGCTAATGTCCTTCTTCCCATTATGACTTCAGTTTTAAACAGTTGATAGTATTTACTCCATCGATGGATATTCCATTTGGTACTCTTGGTCTCAAGTCAAGATAGCCTCTTAGCTCCTTGCCAATTACATAAGGATCTCTGTACTCCTTGCCTTCTTCATCTACAAGTGTTCCATAGAATTGAGTCAAAGGAAATTCCCATACAAGAGGTGTAAGGGTATTCTTATTTACTACTATGAACTTATAGTCAGCAAGCTTAAACTCCTTGAAATAAGGGTCATTTAGCATATTGGCCCTGATTATTCTCCAATATAGCCTTGACTGAATCATATAGTTGAATTGCTCAAAGCTTTTCTCAAAGTTATACTCAGGCTTTCCAGAGGTCTTGAGGTCTATCGGATAGACTATCTTATCCTCATAATCCACGCAGATTAAGTCGGGCATGCATCTGTAACCTATGCCATCAACAATAGCTTTGAACTTTAG